ATGGATGCCCGAACCGACCGCCTGACCGCTGTGTACGTAGACCTTGCCGCGAATATCGCCGACGTGTACGGGATGTTTCCTGGCGTGACCTACCTACATGACCGAGCTGTGGACCTCGACGTCGTGCGGCGCGTGATCCTTGAGCTGGGTCCGCGGCGAGGCGATGGGCACGGTGCACAGACTACCCGAGGCCAGCGGCTCACCAGGATCTGGGCTAGCCAGGACGATTCGCCCACCATCAACGGAAAATAGCAGGGCGGGGCCACGCGGCGTGATGACATGAAAGTCCATCACCGCACCTGCAGGTAACGACTGGCGCCGAAAACGCGCACCGCGGCAACCATGGCCACCCGGCGCCAGGCCGGCACGCCGCACGCCGCCAGCGCTTCGCCATAGACCTGGTCGGCCTGTTCGCGCGGCACGGTGCCGGTTTCATAGAGGTGATCGTGCACCACCGCTGCTTCGTCACCAATGCCGCCGAACAGCCAGTACGTCAAGGGTGCGCGCGGCACGCTTGCGTAGTCTGTGACGAAGCCGGCCGGGACCAGTACCACATCCGCCAACAGTGCCGAGTAGTACGCCAGCGGCGCCAGCAGGATGCGGTCCTTGGTGAAGAGCGACACGCGCTCGTCGCGCAGCTTGGTTAGGAACTCGCTACTTCCATTCGGCATTGTGCACCTCGTTGCCGGTGTAGGTGCCGCTGCACTGCAGGGCGAGGTTCGAGCAGCCGGCCAAGGCGCTGGCCAGCACTAGGATGAAGAAGCGGGCCTTCATTGGAATTCTCCGGTACGCATGAGGGCTGCCAGGCGGACGGCTCGGTTGCCGACCTGCTTGGCCCACTTCGAATCGAGCATCTCGCGCGCAGCGGCGTCGAACTGGCCAGCGCGCATGTGGGTGAGCGCCTGGACGAAGCCGAGCAGGCGATTGATGCCCAGGTTGAAGCACATGTTGGCCAGCGCATTCTGGCGCGCCGGCGTCATCTCGCGCCACCAGGGCAGGCGACGATCGAGCTCTTTCTCGACGATCGCAATGTCGTTTTTGAGCATCAGGTCGATCTCGTCGTCCGAGAACGGGCGGTCAACCAGGTTGCGGCCAACGCCGCCGGTCCACTTGCCGACCGAGTCGAGGTAGATCAGCGGGCGCCGGCCTTCATCGATGGCCAGCTGGGTGATCAGTTTTGCGCGGTCCATGGTCAGCCTTTCAGGTGGGTAACGAGCCAGGTGAAGCCGCTGCCGAGCGTGCCGGCGGCGCCGCCGATCAGCATCAGGGTGCGCCAGCCGCCGCGGGCCTGGGCCAGCTGCTCGAGCACGCGGTCGAGCTTTTCGGACTGGGCGGTATTGATGGCGTCGAGCCGCGCGACTGCAACCTTGAGGTACGAGACCTCGACAGTCAGCGCTGCCAGCTGGATCGCGTTATGTTGTTCGGTGGTGGGAGTCAAAGTTCTCTTTCAGGAAAAGAAAAGGCCACCCGAAGGTGGCCGTATAATTGTTAAAACTACATGGGGTGGCGAATGCACTACGATCCGATCCAGCTGGGCGCTGCGCTCGCTTTCATCATCAATGCCTGGTTGGCGTCACGGCGTAAGTAGCCGGCGCTGCCGTTCCTCCTCCGTTTCCGTACCCATGAACGCCGCCGGCGACAGCAGTAGCCCGCGCTGACCGGCTGGTTGGTGGATGCGAGGCCCGGCCAGCGTGCGCGGCACGTCCAGCGCGCGCCCCGACTGCAGGCCGACCTGGATGTTCTGCAGCGGCTCGCCGATCGCGGCTTGGCCGAACGGGATTTTCGACAGCACCGACTGGCTGAGCACACGCTCGAGCAAGCCACCGATTGCACCGGCCGTGTTCGAGTTGTTCACCGCAGCGCCGGTCGGCTGGAACTGCTCATAGCGCGACACGCGGCCCAGGGCCTTGAGCTGGGTGATTTCCTCGGGCTTGAAGAACAAGCGCAGCTTGCGGTCACCAATCGCGTCTAGCGCGCCGGTGTAGGCCGCGCTGCTGAAATTGCCCACCTCGTCGGCCTGGCCGTTCAGTGCCTTGCTCTTCAGGTGGCCGACGATCTGCTCGCGAACGGCCTGCATGGCGTCCGGACTTCCCTTGATCGAGTTCTTCATCTGCGCCACGCCCATCACGCTGGCCTTGCTGCCATTGCCGACGATGAACTGCTGAACGAAGCGATCGGGCTCGATGCCGTCACGAACGGCCTGCAGCGCGGGCGTGCGCTCCACGATCTGCATCCACGAGCGGTTCATGCGCCGGGCCTTGCCGAAAGCGTCGAGCGCTTCTTGGCCCAGGTCCTGCGCTTGCTGGCCACCTCCCGCGACCAGGCCGCCTTGCGTGGTCAGCTGGTTTCCTCCGAAGGCTTCTGCCGGCGCGGCGCGGCGCCCGACCAGCGGCGTTTCGTCCAGTGCCTGCCGCACGGCGCCCAGTGCAAAGCGAACGTTTCCGTCCATGCTGCTGCGCTGCAGGCGGCCGATGCTGGTCTTGAACTGTTCGGCGATCTCGACGGTCAGCGGGATCGAACCGTCAGCGAAGCCGTTCAGCTTGTTCCGGATGTCCGGCGTCAGGAACGATTCCACATTCGCTTCGTGCAGCAAGTCGCCAGCGCGGTTCGTAAAGGTCACGTGATCCAGCGTGGCGCTGCGGCCGGCGCTGTCCCGCGCCTTGTCGTACAGGCCACCGATGATCTGCTGCGCGCGCGCATCGCGGCCGGCGAGGGCGCCGATCACGCGCTCACCGCCAGCATAGGCATCATCCGTCGCGCCGGCGCCCAGGTTGTTCAGGCCCTGCTTGAGCAGCTGGTTGTTCCGGTTCTCGGTCTGGCCCAGGAACTGCGCGGTCGTGTCCCGGCTGTTCACGCCCAGCTTCGACAGGTTCTTCTGTTGCGTCACGATAGCCGGGTCCAGCGTCAGGCCGGCGCGCGTCGGCGTCAGCCCGGTGAGCCGGTAGTCGGCCAAGCGCCGCACCGCGTCCGGCGATACCTGGTCACTGGTGCGGAACGCCGCGGCGACGTCGTTGCGGATGCTCTGCGCCACTTGCTCGGGGAGCTGCTCGAGCGTGACGCCGGACGGGCGCAGCGCGTTCTCGATCGTGATGTTGATCTGCTGCGCCTGCTCAGGCGTCGGCGCTGGTGGTTGCAGGCGGCGCGCCACGGCGCCGACCGCGCGCTGTGCGCCACCCATTGCCGCCGGCGCCGCCACGCCAGCCGCCAGCGACGCTACCAGCTGCGCACCATCGCCGCCGCCGGTCTCGCGCGTGTAGCCGCCAGCCAGGCCAGCGGCACCGGCCGACGCCAGCTGCTGGCCTGGGTTCGACGCCAGCAGGCGCGCCACCCCCTGCGCGGTGCCGGACAGGCCCTGTGCAGCCTTCGAAGCGGCGCCAAGCGTGCCGCCACCACCAGCCACCAGGCGCGTGGCGTCGCCAACAATGCGCTCGGTCGACGTGCGCGGCTGCGGCAGACCCACGGCATCCGCCAGCGCGGCGCCGGTGCGCGCGGTCGGCGCGTTGCCCAGCACCGGCGCGGCCAGCGTGCGCAGCGGATTGCCGACGAAGGTGTCGAATACCTCGCCTGCGCCTTCGACAGCGTGGCGCGCGGTCAGACCGACCTGTCGCGGCACGTCGGCGATAGCGTCGCCCAGGTCTTTGCCGAACGGCTTGGCCTGCTTCGGCGCCGCCGCCATCTTGAAGCTGCGCTGAGCGTATGCCAGCACGTCCTGCTCGCTGGCGCCGTCTGGGGCGGTTACCTCGAACGTTTTGCCGTCCGGGCCGGTGATTTGGTACTTTGGCATCAGTCCACCTTTCGAATTGACCAGCCGCCACCGGTGGCCGGCGCTGCCGGCGCGCTCGGGCGCTCATAGCTCGACGTATCGAGCGGGTTGTGGCCGTAGTTGGCACGAATACCGTCGACGTTCAACTTGCGCAGCTGCGCGCCGCGCTGGTTAATGTTGCGGATCTCGCCCAGACGCTGTTTCACCAGGTCGGTATCGTTGATGTTTTGGAACAGTTCGTTCCACGCGCGCTGGGCATCGCCGTCGGTCTGCACACCAGCATTCAGGCGCAGCGAGTCGTTGCGCAGCTTTTCCAGCGTCGATTGGAACGAGGCCAAGTTGCGGCTGCCCTCGGTCGACATGCCGGCCGAGTTCAGGCCGCGGTTGACGAAGTTCGACACAGGACCGAACGACAGCTTGCCGCCGTCGATCTGACCCTGGATGCGCGCCAGCTGGTCATCGATGCCAGTAGCGGTCGCCAGCGCGTCCAGTTCGGTTTGCTGCATCTTGAGCGCGCCGGCCGGCAGCGGCTTGTTCGACGGCATCGCGGCGGCTGCGCGCGCGTCAGCCATATTCTGGCCGCGCATGGTGATGTCTTGGCCCCGGCGCTGGGTGGCGGCCGACAGCAGGGCGTCCGGCGACGCCGTATTCCCCAGTGAGCGCACAGTTGCACCGGTGAACGAGTTGACCAGGTCGGTAGTGCCGCCGCGATTGACCTTCTCCAGCTTCTCGGCCACTTCCAGCGGCACTGGCATACCGCTCGTGCCGTCTTCGAAGAAGGGCGCGAACATCACGCTGCCGTTCTGCTGCACCTTCTCCCAGCCCTTGACCTTCGGCTGCAGCTTCAGCGCCTGATCCTCGGCTGCATTGGCCTCGGCCGCATAACCGTTGTCGCGCAGGTGCTGCGCGTACTGCAGGCGCTCTTGCACCAGCGCGTTGCGGCTACCGCCGCCACCTGGCCCGGCCTGCGCGACCGTCATCGACGGCTGCTGCGCTGCCGCCGCCGCGGGCATGCCGCCGCTCGAAACCAGATCGCGGAACATCGTGTCGGCAGAGCGCGGCGCCGGCATTGGCGACGCCCCCTGCTGGTCGCCCCGCGACTTGCCGTAGGCGGTGGTCAGCGACAGCAGGTTCTGCGCGCGCTGGCGCGCTGCTTCTTGCGCCGCGAGGTCGCTCTCGGCGTTTTTGATCTGCAGCCCGCGGAGCTGCTCGACTTGGCCAAGCTGCCGCGCTTGCTGTTCCTGCTGCTGGTACGCGCCCAGCCCGCCGCCGAGGATCTGGCCCAAGCTGGTCGGCGTGCGCGACGGCCCCGACGCCTGGAGAATCTGTGCTGCCGCCGCCAGCAGCCCCTGCGATTGCGACGAGCCGCCGAACATGTCGAAAATGCCTGCCATGATGATCCTTAAAAGAAAGAGCCGGAGCCGAACAGGCTGCCGCCTTTGGTGCCGATGCCGAGCAGGTCACCGAGGCCGCCCGACGAGCCGGAGCTGCTGCCGCCGAACATGCCGGCGAGCTGGCCGCCCATCAGCGCGCCACCCAGCGCGTTGCCGGTGGGGTTGCTGTACAGCGGCTGCGAATTGGTGGTCGAGCTGTTCGCTCCCAGGTACGGCGCCAGCAGCGAGTTCACGCCTTGAGCCTTGTTGATGCCGTAGTTGTCCTGCGCATTTACCGCGCCCGAAGTCTGGCCAAGCAGGCCGGACAGCAGGCCACCACCAACCGCTGCGCTGCTGTTGTTCTGCCCGTTGTTGGTGAGCTGGGCCTGCAGGTTCGCCACAGTGGTTTGCTGCTGCAGTCCGGCGTTGAACTGGTTTGCGTTCTGCGCCAGGCCTGCGTTCGTCTTGAGCACGTCGTTGTGCGTGCCGACGTTCATGAACTCGGCCTGGTTCTTTGTGGCCGCGTCCTGTTGCGCTACGCCGTATTGCTGCGCGCCCAGGCCCTGCGTCGCCGACAGTGCGCGGTTTGAATCGGTCTCGTAGGCGTTCGCTTTGGCGCCCACCGCGGCATTGGTGGCGTTTTGGCTGAACTGCGAAGCCGCGCGCGCCATTTCGGTCTGTTGAGTGCCGATCGCGTTGCCCTCGGCAATGCCCTGGCGCGAGCCGCCATACTGGCCGGCCAGCACCGAATTGCTTCGGATGGACGGCATGATGTTCTGCATCAAATTCTTCGTGCTGTCGTCCTGCAGCTGCTGGAAGCCCAGGCGGTTCTGCGCGATCGCGCCGTCGATTGACTTGTCCAGGTAGGGATTCGCGCCCGGCGTGCCGTTGATGAAACGATCGTACGACCCGGTCAGATCCATGTTGTTCTGCCCTGGTGCCTTGACCATGTTGCCAGTCGCCCAGGCGGGGCTGTTCATGTGCGTTGCGGTCGTCGGCGCCACGCTTGCTGCTTGCGGAGCTGCATTGCCGCTGAGCAGGCCATTGGCTGCGCCGCGCACCGCGCTCAGGTCGGCACCGCCATTCTGGTTCAGATAGTTTGCGTTCGTCTGCGACCAGTTCTTCGACGCGTCCGACTGCGGGGTGTTCAGCAAGCCCTGAAACTGGCCCAGCAAGCCCTGCTGGCCGCCGGTGCCGAACAGCATGTTCGAGATGCGCGGGTCCAGCTGCTGCTGGGTGGTCGAGGTCTGCGACTTCGGCTGGCCGCTGCCGCTGATCGCGCCGCCCAGCGCGCCGCCGATGGCGCCGCCGACTGGCCCGCCGAGGAAAGTGCCCGCGATTGGTGCGGCGATGCCGACGAGGTCTTTCAAGAAACCCATGATGTTGCCTTTCGTTGATTGGCTGATTCAGCCGAGGAAATTCCATTTGCCGGCGCCGTAGCGATACAGGCCGGCGCCACTGCCCGGGTTCCACTGCGCGCCGTCGGCGTTTCGAAGCATGCCGTCGCGTGGCTTAGCCGGCGGCGAGTACATGGTAGGCAGGAAGCCGTCGGCCACTGCGTCCGTAACGGCCTTCAACTTGGCCAGCTCCTCGCGCAGGAAGCGCTGCATCTGCGCCAAGTCCGCCGGCGGGTCGCCCGGCTGGTAGGTAGTCATGCTGCTGTTTGTCGGGCGCATCAGAATTCTCCTGCGTCGTTCACCTCGAGCGCGAAGCCGTCCAGGCGCCAGGTGTACGCGGTGCCGGTCTCGAAGCGCACCGCGATGTAGCGGCCCGAGATGAAGCGGTCCAGCTTGAGGGTGCTGCCGATTACGTAGGTCAGCGGCGCCGACCAGGTGGGCTCGCCGTCGGGTGCGTCGGCCGCGCCCAGGCGGACGATGACCGTGCCGCCGCGGTTGCCGGTGATGCGCGGCCGGATCCCGCTGACCAGCTTGATGCGCTCCGGCGCGTCGAACCCTAGACCGCGGCGCTCGAGCCATGCATCCGGCAGCGCGCCGTCGAAGCTGGCCGACGCGTCGAGCAGGAACAGCTTGCTGTCGGCGCTGCCCATCATCACGCGGGCGGTGTCAGGCGTGTAATCCGGTCCGTTCCACGCGGTCAGGTCGCTATCCCAGGGCGCCGAGTCCTGCTCCCAGTTTCCGGCCAGCGAGTTGTCGACTGGACCGTAGGCCGCGTGCGTGACGTTCGGCAGGCTGCGGAAGGTAACCGTGCCGTCGACGTAGTTGTAAACCAGCGCCGTGTCGCACCACGTGGCGCCGATCGCTGGGTATGCCACCAGGATCTCGTTGAGGAAGGTGTTCTTGAATACGAACACCTTGCCCTGGTTGGCGACGTCGATGTTCTGGAAGAAGTAGCGGCGCGCCTTCTTGTCGAGCACCGATTTGGCCGAGAAGCCGTCGTGCATCACGATGTCCGAGCCGGTCACCGCGAAGTGCATGGCACCGAAGCCAGCTTCGAACTCGACCGCGCAGTTCATGTTCAGCAGGCCGCTCATGCCCGACACCTTGCGCGGCTTCAGGATGAACTGGCCGCCGATGTAGTCGATCGCGTAGGTACTCGACTCCTTGTAGACGATCAGGCTGTCTTTCAGGCCCAGGCCGTCGACGATCGGGTCTTGACCTTCGGCCAGGTCGAACTCGCCGGCATCCTGGGTGGCGTCCGCTTCGTTCCAGGTGGAGGGCAGGGCGCCCGGCACCGCCAGGCTTGACCACTTCACCATGTACGCCATGCGCGCGCCGGCGCGGGTGATATTCAGCGCGATCAGCATGTTCTTGTACTGGCGCAGCACCTTGCACGACGTGTTGGACGGCCAGGCCGGTAGATCCACGAATTTCTGTGTCAGGTTCGTGTTCCAGTACATGGGCGCTTTGCCGTCGCCAGCGTTCAACACCGGGATCCCGCCGAACACGCAACCGGACCAGGCATTGATGGCGCCGGCGCGCGCGGTCGCGTGCGTGATGTCTGTGTGCACCGACGCACCGGTTGCGTTCGACACGGCAAATTGCTTGCTGGCCGAGGCGTACAGCCAGTAGCGCGCGCCGGCGACGTTCGCCTGCAGCAGGTACTGCGGCGCCGCCGGAGGATTGTCATACACGCGGCCGTGGCCGAGAAACTGCAGCGCGGCGCCATCCTGGAAGCGAACGTTCTTCGCGCCGGACCAGGCATTAAGCGGCAGTTCGGCGGGCGCGATGTCCGCAACGACGCCTACCGCGCCGGGCATCTTGAATTCGATTTTTGCCATGTTATTGGTAGTAGCTGATGGTGATCGAGGCGCCCGCTGGAATCACGAGCTGGTAGTTCGTGCCGGGTGTGACCGCAACATTTTTCACTTCGCGTGGTGTCGCTTCGCCGCCGGTACCACCAATGAAGGTCTGGCCGAAGCCGGTTGCAGAAGCACCTATCGTTGGATCGGTGCCTGTGCCTGGGATGTATCTGTAGTCGTAATAACGACAGGTTGTTACTTCGTAGTAGACAGATCCGCTGGTAGGTTGCGTATCGCAGTAGTCGGCTGGCACGGCACCTGGATATGGCCCTTGCGGAGTCCCTATGTTGACGAAGTCAGGCCCACCATCAATTCGCTTATACGATTGATGCACAGTGAGCATGTACCCGGCCCGCCCGGATGTTCCTGATGTGCCTGGTGAGCCAGCCGCGCCCTTGCCAACGATCGATTCCAGCCTTGACACGCCAAAAGGGATGGGCGCTGTAGCGTTGGCCGTGTACGTTTTTACGACCAGTTCGCGACGGCGGCCGATCGCCAGTGCCATCATCCACGGCTTCATGCAGCCCGCCCGTACACCACGCCATCACCAAACGAGAACAGCACCACACGTGCACGGCCGCTGGCTGGGAAGGTGATGCCGGACGAACTGAATGTGGCGGTCTCCGTGCCGTCGGATTTAATCCAGATGATGCCGGTGGTGACCGGTGGGTAAGCACCGTAGTTCGTCAGCTCGAGCAGGATGCCAGCGATGCGCCCAGTAGGGAAGCCAGTAACGGTCAGCGTATGCGCGCCAGTAGCCTTGATCTTCTGGCCGTCGCCTTTTTTGAAGTCGATGACGACAGTCCCGGTCGAGGCGTTGCCGTTGTCGAAAATCGGATCGCCGCGGCTGTCGAGCGAGACCCACTGTCCATTCGTCCCGTTCGAGCCGAACACCTTTCCCGCATTCGCGGGATCATCGACGCCAGGGACGGATGCGCTGATCACCAGCTGGTCGACGTAGTTTTGGGTGATGCTGTCGAGCCGGAACTTGGTGCCGTCCCAGAACACCGTATAAATGCGGCCAGCCGCCAGATCACCAGCGCGCAGCGGCGCGTTGGAAACCGACACAACAGGTTTCGCACCCAAGCCAGAAATGTTCAGCGTGCACTCGCCAGTATTCGTAGCCAGTGGCGCGAAGACGACCAGCATGCGCGGTGAGTACGCGGCGAGCTGCGTCGCGGGAGCAAGCGTATAGGCGTTCGCTGCACCACCATCCACACCGGTGATCAGCACCGCGCCCAGGAAGCCGGCGAAGCTGTTCTTGATGCCCTTCTTGATGGCGCGGATATTGTCGTCGCCCTCACTCTTTGGCGAGGCGCCGCTCGGATTGGTCGGGTCCAGGTCGCCGATATGATTAACGTTTTCGACTGCCATGTTTATTCCTTAGCTTTTCGGTCGGGCCGAACCACTAGATCGGCGCTGATAGATGGGTCGAAGTCAAGAACACCGACCGCATCCGCGTATTTGGCTTCCCACATTTGCAGCTTGGGCATATCGCCGGTGTAAAGCAGCGCGGCGCACATGGTCGCCGCCAGATACAGGCCAGCGTGCTGCTCAATCAGCCAGTTCGAGCCGCCGTTGTCGGCCAGGGCCGGAACTTCCGCGACCCATCGCTTGCGTAGCTCACTGTTAATGCGCTGCTCGGCGAAGATGACGCAATCGGCAATGACGCCATCCAGATCGGTGCGGTGAAGCCAGTCGGCTACTGATTTTTTCAGCCACTCATAGTCGCGTGCGGACGCGCTGGCAGTGGTTTTTACGATGATGGTCATGGTGATGATCCAGGCTTTATAGCGGCAGTTCGTCGGATCGGATCTCGGCGTTGAGGATCTGCGCTGCGCGACCAGGGCCGATGATTCCCATCGTCTCCAGGTCCTGCACGCCTGCTCGGGTTGTGGTCATGTCCAGGTCGACGTACGCTGCGGCCCGCACATCGGCCAAGTAGACCCGCAAGGTCGCTGCGCGCTGGCGTAGCGCCGGGCCCAGTGCTGGGTCATCCAACGTGGCCAGTTCGATGGCAACTTTCTCAGCTCCGGTGAAGCGGTTCCGGAAAGCGAATTCAGTGATGCAGCGCGGCTGCGGTGGCGCAGACTCGCCGGCGCGGGCTTCAATCTCAGCAGCTTCGTTAGGAGTCGCGTCACGCTCGCGTTGTTTGCCGGCTTCGCTATCCCAGTATGTGATTCGATGGATCATGGGGTGCCCTTATGTGTTCTTGATGCCGTACACGCGCACCGTGCCGCCAGTAAAATTGCCAGCCGCGCTCAAGAAGAGCTGAAAGCCACTGGCTACTTGCGTGCCGACAAACAGGCCTTCCGCTATCAGTGAGACGTAAGTTCCTGAGCCGTTCGCGTAAATGTTCCGGCATCCGATGGCTTTTACATTCACTGGATCGTTGGCGTTACGAATTTCCAACGTCCCACTGATTGGCACCTGAGCGGTGCCGAAGTTGAAGCCATCTTGAGTTGCAGACGTTGTCGTATTGCCGGGATTCATCGACGACGTGTACAGTGCGCCAGCATTAGCGGCGCCGGCGGTCGCCAACCGTAAGCGGATTCCTGCGCTTGACGATGCAGCCAGACCTTCGAACTCCACCACGTACTTGTTGTACTGGGCCGAGAAAAGTGTGAGGAAGTTGATCAGCGCTACCGGGCTTGTGATGGTGGCGGCCCCGATTAAGACCATTGCACTGGCGCCAGCGCCGGGCGCCGACAGCAGGCCGCTGGCGTCGATAGTTAAATTCGCACCAACTTTGACGCCGCCGAGACTGCCAGTGCTGGCGATAGGAAGCCGATAATCTTCGCCACTATTCAGCTCCTCAAGAGTAGCCTCGATCTCGTCAAGAATTTCCGAGAGAGGAATCTCGCCATGGCTCACCATTGACGACCCGCTCGGCGCCGACAGCTGCGCCAGCGTTGCATACGGATCGTCCGCCGGGTCGTCCAGCACCACCTCGCGCGTGAACGTTTCGAAGCGCGGGCTGGTGAAGGTCAGCGTGTACTTGCCGTCTGCTGCGTAGAAGCCGAAATAGCCGTCGTTGTTGGTGACCAGCGGCTGCTGCAGCGGCGTGGTGCCGTTGTCGGAATAAATGGAAGCCGGCAGGCCGGACGCGCCGTCGGTGACGACAATCGAAGCGCCGGACAGCGGCCGCAGCACGCCGCTGGTGTTCGCGGTCAGGTTGTGCTCGTACTTTTGCATGGTCAGAGCTTCCCTTTCCAAATGCGGAACATGCTGTTGTCCGGATGCTCGACCAGGCGCTTGATGTGCACCTCGTCGCCCATGAATTCGTGGAAGCTGATCTTGTGGTCGTTGCAGTACTTCTCGACGATCACTTCCGGGATGCGCGCCGCGTGTTTGACGTCGGCAGTGCCATGCAGTCCTTCGTTATGGCGGTGCACAGCGTCTTCGAGAATCGCGGTGCAGTCTTGCGAGCGGCCGATAATCAGCCGGTCGTCCTGCGTAAAAATGCGGGTGTCGAGTTTCATTCGATTCTTTCAGTTATAGCGATGTCGGCTCGTTGAGCTGCGACGAGATTGCCCGGTCGCGGCAGGGCCGCTCACATACGGTTCTGTGGTGATGGACTTCGACAGCGGCTCGGATCGGTTGCCTGCGGCGTCATAGGCACGCACATAAACAGCGTAGGTGCTGGCAGCAGAAAGCCCGTTCAGCACGGCTGTGCGGCTGGTCGGCATGGCGACGTAGGTTTTGCCGCCGTCGATGCTGTACTCGTAGCCCACCACGGCGACATCGTCTGTCGCAGGGCCAACCGCGATCGTGGCGCCATTCGAAGTCACGTTTGTGACGGTGATTACGCCTGGTAGCACTGGTGCAGTCGTGTCCTGCCCTGGTACCGCGCCAGCATCTGGTTCGATCGCCATATCCGTCTCGGCCAAAAGCGGCAACGGCTGCTCGGTGTTGCCGTAGATCGGCGTGCCGACGGGCGGCGCCGAGCCGGCCAGGTACTGCAGCGTCTCGGCAGGGCGATCGCAGCGCACGCGCAGCACGCTCGCATTGACGCGATCGACGCCCAGCACCGTGATCGGCTGCTTGTCGAAGCCGGTACCGGTAAAACCGGTGGCCGATGCCGGCACGTTGAGGTCCGTCGAGCCGCGGTGCGTGACTTGCACCAGCACATCGTTGCCCGATGCGGTCATGCCCTTGATGTACGGCGAGCCCATCGGCACGCCGTCGTAAATCGTCGTACCGGACTGGAAAGAGCTGCGCACGTTCAGCGCAGGGTACCCGGCTGCCGATGGCGACAGGTGGGTACCGTCGCTCGTCAGCATGAGGAAGTCCAGCGTTTGCACGTGGATCACGTACGGTTTTTTGCCCACCCGGTTCTCGGCCATGCGCACCATGTTCGATTGGGCATCGAACGACTCTTTCGTGCCGGCGCTGAAAGCGGTGCGCCGGTTGTAGCCGACGAGAATGATCCAGAGCTGCTGGTTGCCGGCTCGGTCGCGCACACGTTGGATCAGAGTGTCTAGATTTGCTTCGTGCTGCTCGCTGCTCTGTACGAGGCCCATGGCCGCGTCGTTAGAGCCGACTGTGATCACGCAGCTGGAGAAGCCGCCAACGTCAGCCACGTCGGCCACGAATGCGGTCCAGCCGATATAGCTGAGGGTAAGCCAGTCCTTCAGCGTGCTGCCGCCTCGACCCGAGTCGATCATGCCGAACGGTACGCCTGACTTTTCGGCGAGCGCGTTGGCGGCAATGATCGCGCCCCCGACTGTACCGAACGAGCGCCAGCCGACCCCGTCGTAGTAAGACACGTCGTCGCGCGGGGTCAGGCCTGAGCCGGACGAACTCGTGAAACCGCGTTCGGCGCCGCTCGAGCCGATCCAGGCCTGGATGTCACCCACGCCCACACGGTTCGTGCTGATGTCGGTGCGTGCCAGCTCGACACCGGCTTTCATGCTGCGTTCGACCAGGTGGTACATGCCGCCAGACGGGATCTGCGGCGCGGCCTGCCACGTGTTGGCGCCGATCGTGGCGTTCGTGCTTGCCCAATCCTTGATGACGTCGGCGCCGTTTGCACCCAAGATGCGCTGTTCGATGCTGTCTGGCGTGGCGCCAGCGAAGGCGCCGGACACGGCAACGGCGACGGCGGCGCTGCCGATCACGCGCTGAACGATGCGATTGACAGGCAGCGCGTTGAGAGACAGCGTGTTGCTCGGCTGCGGTTCTGGTTCCGGCTCTGGATCAGGATCGGGGTTTGGCGCGGCGCCGCCAGTAAAGTTGTACGCCGGCTCGGCGCTGGTGGTCGGCGTGCCAGTCTGCGTGAACGGCAGTTTGTTCGGGCCAGCGTCGACGATGTCGTTGGCGGTAGCCATGCGCACGTAGATCACCGGCACCTTTTTCAGATCGGTGATCAAGTCCTCGCCGTTGGCCATGCGCACGATCTCGGCCAGCGTGATGCTGCCGAGGCCGAAGCCTGTCCGGCTGTGCGACTGATCGCTCCGACGGTTGGCAGCGCCGTCGGCGCGCCCACCGATCACGAACGCCGATCCGTTCAGCTCTTTTAGCAGGAGCGGGCTGACACTGGAACCCTCCAGCACTACGCTTGCTTCGGTGGCAATAACACCGGCCACGATCGGGCAGCGATACAGACGCACGGTGGTGCCGTCGCTATGTAGAAGGTACTGATGCTCGCCTTGCGTCAACTTTGTAGCAGCAACAATTGGCGCATCCGCGGTTGCCGTTACGGTATCAGCGAACACCACGATGCGCCCTTGGAGACTGCCAATGGTCGAACCGGACGTATAGAAGGCGATGTTCAGCGAGCCGGCAGCGCCGAAATTGCCCGTCGAAATGAAGTACTGCGGGTTGTCGCCCGTCACCAGGCCGTCGTAACGGATGGTGAAGAAGAAAAACCAAGGTTGGGCCGCTGGGATCGTCAGCAGTGGGCTGTCCGCGGTAGCAAGGGACTGGTTGCCAGCGGCGCGATTATTCTTGATCATAAGCAGCCTTGGATGGGGATGGCTACAAGCCTTCGCCGTTCGTGAAATACAGGTTGGTGGTGCCGCTGGCGGTGACCGCGGCGACGTGGCTTGCGGCGCCAGTGGTGAAAGTCTCGGTGGCGCCGGCCTTGATCGGCATCTTTGCGGTGTTGGCCGTCACGGTGGCATCGCCGAAGTGCAGGAACGCCGTCGACGCGCCGTCATTGATGACGCGCACCACGCTCGAGTGCGGGTCGAGTTGCGCGCGTGCCGAAGCAGTGGTGACCGCCAGCAGCACCGTGTCGGCGCCGGACGGCATGAAGGTTTTCAGGGTCATGGGTGTTCCGTGCGTGGGTAAAAAAAAGACAGCCCCGAAGGGCTGCCCTTGTTGCTGCATGCGCTGTCGCTTACAGCACGTCCAGCACGGCGCCGTTGGCCTGCGGGTTGATCGCTTCCAGGGTGCCTTCCAGCAGGATCTGGTTGCGCTCGCTGTCGCCGGTCTTGGCCAGCGGCGTCTTCTGCCATGGACGCAGGGTGGCGAAGGCCCATTTGTCCGACTGCAGCACGAACACGTCGCGCGGGCGCTGTTGCAGGTTCACGACTGCTTTCAGGGTGCCGAAGTCCGACACGTAGACGTCGATCGAAGCATTCAGCTTGGTGTCGGCGTCCTTCTGGCGGGTGGCGTTACCAGTGAAGGTCGAGAAGGTCTGCTTCTGCGTCGCGCCCAGCATCAGCACGTTCGGGCGGCCGCCGGCGATGTAGGTCTTCTGCAGCGTGTCCTTCAGCAGCGTTTCGGTAAAGGCGCGCTGGGTGCCGTCGGTCTGCGCCACGTTGGTGATGTAGTTCGGGGCGACGTAGCCCGCGCCCGAGCTGACATTTGCGCCGACCATCCAGCCGACCAGGCCGCGCATCTGGCGGGGGCCATTGGCGGTCACGCCGTTGCGGGTCAGCGCGAATTCCAGATCGAGCTTCATCTCGGCCGACTTCAGAGCCATCTGCTTGGCCATTTCCGATTTCTTACCGGCTTTGTCGACGATTTCCTGGGTGCCCGACACGCTGGCCGATTCTTTCAGGATCTGCGTGTAGTTGTTCAGACGAACCTGCGGGGTCGTGGCGGTCGACGTGGTGTCATCGCCTTCGGCGTGCGCGTTCGGCTTGGCGGCACGCAGCGCCTGGGTCTGGAACTCGTGGTTGGTGCCCGAAGCCTTTGCCTTGCCGATCATCGAGTAGAGCGGCGTCTCGGTCGGGGTGATCATGTCGATGATGTCGGTCAGGTCTTCGCGGTTGCCGACGGCGGCGGTCGAAACGTAGGTATTGGTTGGTGCGGGCATCATGCCCTCCTAAATTGGGTGGGTTACAGGAACTGCGAGAAAGCGGCGGCGGCGTCGCGGACGGAACCGGACTGCTTGAGCTGCTTGATCGCGGTGGTGCGGCCATCGCCGGGGCGCGCCGAATCAGCGTTACCCGGGCGCTCAACCTTCGGCGGCGCGCTGGCCACCTTCTTGGTCGTGGTGCGGGCGCGCTCCATCAGGGCGTCGAACTGCATGGCCTTGCGCGCCAGGATCACCGAGCGGAAGTCGGTGAAGTCCGATTCCTCGGGCTGGTATCCCTGCGTCGCCAGGTATTGCTGGATCTCGGCAACTTCCGCTTTGGCCTTGGCTGGGTCTTTCCACTCGGGCAACTTGGCGAGGAGCTGCTCTCGCTGATGCTCGAAGTGTTGACGCTGGGCTTCGGCCGTTTCGGCGTTGCGTTGATCGGTGATCTTTTGCAGTTCCTGCTGGGCCTGTTGTAGCTCCGCTTGTCTTGCTTGCAAGGTGCGTTGCGTCGACAGGTATGCCACCGGATCGGACTGCAGAAGTTCGTCGGTGAGCTGCGCCGCGAGGGCGTTCAGCTCGTACGTTGCTTGATTGGCGAAGTTGCCAAGCTTGCCTGCGTATTCGTCGCGCTGGGCGCGGGCCTGCGCTGTCTCGGCGTCAGCGACTTTGCGTTGCTCGGCCACCTCGGCCGTCTTGCGGCTGTAGTCGGCCTGCCGCATGCCGGCCTTCACGTGCTCGGCCATCTCGTCGGCGGTCAGGGTGACGTCCTTGCCGTCGACCTTGATCGTGAACGACTGTGGCGCGTCGGCGGCCGCAGGATCGGCAACGCCGGCATCTTCGCGCGCCAAGCGCTCGGCAGCCTGCTCTTCGGTCTCGGCGCCGGCGTCGGCGTCTGCCGTAGCGTGAGCATCCGCCGGCGTGGCGTCGGGCTCATCGTCCAGGCGCGACTCGAACGCGCTGGCAGCGCTGAACGTGTCCAGTGGGCCGCTGCCGCCGGCGCCGCCGGTCGTGCCGTCAGTGGCTTGCTCGCGGAAAGCGGCGCCGGGGAATTTCCAGTATTTCGGGTGCATTCGTTATCCTTCGATCGCGACGATTTCGCCGCTGGAGACTTGATAGGCTGGGGAGCCGATGAGAACCTGGGCGTTGATGCCGTTGCCCAGGTCGAACAGATCGCCCCGCGGCTCGGGGTACCAGATGCGCGTGGTCAGGCGTGCGTCCTTCCGGGCAGGCTCGATGACGTCGAGCCAGTCGCACACCTGGCCAGCAGGGCGCGTGCCGGCCATCACAGGCTGATCCCCTGGGCCCGGTCCTTCGCCAGCTGGTTCGCCTGGTGCTCGCGCTCGATGTTTGCCATTCGACCGTCCAGCATTGACGCCTCCAGCGTCGAGCGCAGCTTGTGCAGCAGCTTGACCGTCATCCACAGGGTTTCGCGCCCGTTTGGGTCGCGGGCGGGGGAGTTCTTCCATGCTTCAATGTGCTCCTGTTCGATGTCGGCAAACGCCTTGGCGAATGCCGGGTTATCCAGCACCTGGCGCGCCTGGTCGCCTTGGGTGATGCGTTGGTCAAGCGTTTCCATTGGCTGCCATGTCCTCGTTCGATTGGGCCTCTGCTTCGGCCAGGGATTCGCTCTTGTGCTGCGCTGCGATCTGCGCTTTGACGATGTCGGCGTCGTGCTGCAGATTGACCTTCCATTGTTCGAACGCCAGCTTTTCGCGCTCGAAGTCGATCTTGGCCATCTGCTCGTCGTGCCGGCGCTGCGCGTCTCGCTCGGCCTGTTCGGCTTCGAGCTGGATACGCACCGTCTGCTGCTGGGCTTCCAGCTCCTGGCGGTTGCGATCGACTTCCATCTGCTGCTGCGCCAGCATCTGCGCTTTCTGCATCTCGGCCTGCAGCGTCATCTGCGCCTTCTCGCGCTCGAACTCCAGCTGGTCCTTGCGCGACTGTGCGTCGAGCTGCGCCTTGACCGTGGCCGGATCCTGCTGCGGCTGCTTCTGCGGCATCTGCGTCGGGTCGGTGAAGAAGCGATCAGCGTCGCGGAAGCCCAGGGCCTCGGTCAGCTTCTTGTCGGCGGCGAACAGGTTGGCCGGGGTGGCGTAGCCGATCTGCAGCGCCTGCACCTGGGATTGCTTCAGGGCCATCAGGTGCTGCACCAGTTGGTCCTTGTTGCCGGTGCCGAGGCCTACGCCGGGCGCCATGTCGAACTGGTTCGTCCACTCGCGCGGATCCACGTCGACCCAGCCGCCGGACAGCTTCACCTGCTCGGCCTTGTTCTGGTACTGCGACACCAGCCGCAGCATCTTCTTGAACAGCCGCGCGAACCCGGTTTCGGCCATCGTGCGCGCCACCAGCTCGAGGCGCTCATCTGCCCGGTTGGTGACGATGTTCGACTGCGTGGCGGTCTGTGCGACCTGCATGCCGCCACCCTGGCTCTGCCGGGTGTAGCCGGTGGCTTCCTCGGCGTCGCGCTCAGCGGCCTCCATCATGCTCATTGCACTGCCGAGGTCGCCCACGCCCTGGTCGAGTCGACCGACGGCGCCAGGCGTCTTCACGCGCACCACGCCACCAGGTCGGCTGTTCAGCAGGTCGTCGATGTTGACTTGCTGGTCGACCGCGAAGTAGCGGCCATTCACCTGCAGGTACAGGTTGTCGAGCACCGAGCGCTTGAGGCTGGTCTTGATCTTCTGGTGCGGCATGGCTAGGTCGGCCATTGACCAGCCGAAGAACTGGTGCGGTAGCGGGATCGACGCCAGGTCGACGAACGGGTTGGCGTCCACCTTTTCGCGATCGAGGATCTTTCCGCCGGCGCGCATGACCTTGAACAGGGCAGGGCCGTCACCGTCGATGTCGGCGTAGACGTAGCACTCTTCCAGCCAGACCATGCGGGAATCGGCATCCTGCGCTTCGGCAGGTGCGGTGACCTGGTTGTTCAGCCCGAGCAGGTCGCGCTCTTGCGCTTCCGGAGATTGGGCCGGGTCGTCGAACTTGACGTCTTCGACGTCGTAGCCGCGTTCCTTCAGGTAGCGCACGGTGCGGCGCACCCGGTGACCCTTGAACGTGTTGTCGTCGATGTCCTTGCAGCTGCGCGACACCATCATCTCGTCGGGCGGGATGTTCTCGATGCACAGCTTGCCGCCTTCGCGCGTGCGCTTGACGGTGATGTCGTAGAGCATCGGGGCCGGCTGCTGTTCCATGGCGGCGAACTGCTGCTGGGCCTGCGCATACTGCTGCGGGTCGCCGGCCGCCATCTGGGTGAGCTGCTGGGCAGCTTGCTCGAGCATCTGGGCGCGCTGTTTGGCCGCGCCCTCATCCTCGTAGGCGCGCTGGCCGGTAACCTCGATCTCGTCGTCGTCGAGCAGGATCGCCAGCTGTACATCAGTCTGGCCGCGGTATTCCTCGGTCGTCTCGATCGGCGCATCGTCCCACCACACCTTGATGAAGCCGACCTTGGACTTGAGCGCATCCATGACCCAGGTGTAGATGATCATGTAGCCCGGGTTCTTCTTGCGCAGCAGGTAGTTCAGGTATTCCGTCGCCTGCTTGGCCTTTTGTTCGTCGTCCGGATGCGTCTCCGCGAACTCGACGACGTGGTCGGTACCGCAAAAGATTTTCATCAGCGGGCCGTGCATGCCCAAGATGGTGTTCGCCACGGTGGTGTCGACGACCGACGAGCGGCCTTCGATCTCCGGCGGCGCCAGGTCGCCCTTGGCCACGCCCTGGAAGTAATACTCGGCCTTGGCGCGCGACGCGGCGAGCAGGCCGCCATAGCCCGATTCGGCGCTGGCGTCCTGCATCTCCGCGTCGGTGAGCGCGCGCAGCTCGTCGTCTGTCATTTGTGCCATCAGGCGCTTCCCAGTGATCGGTAGTTGAGGCTTCCGCCCCATGGTTTGTTGATGTCGCCGTATGCGATCGCGTGGCGCCGCATCATGTAGGCGTAGCGGGTCGCGTCCAGCAAGTCGTCACGCACCTTGCTGATCTTCCCTTTGTCGTCGCGGTGGTACTGCAGGAACTCGTCGAAGAAGTCGCGCAGGCCGGCGAACACTTTGAAGCGTCCGGACAACATCAGGTCGCGGATCTCGAACAGGCCGGCCTCGACACCGTTGCCGCCGTCTGGCCAGGTGGCCTGCTCGAAGACCATGTTGAAGCCAGCTTCCTCGTAGTACGCCTTTTGCTGCTTCGCGCTGCCTTTCTCGGTTTGCAGGCCGTCGGCCGGCCAGGCGGTGGGCACGTTCTGGGCCCAGGATTTGACCGCGCCCCAGGCCTCGATCGGCTTGGTGTTTGCTTTCTTCCAGGCCTTCGTGACGTAGAACATGTCGCCCTCGGGATCGAACACCAGCTGCACCTGCGATTGCGGGTGATCCCAGCCAAAGTCCATGCCGTTGATCACGCGGAAGTGCTTCGGGATGTCGAAGGGTTCGCAGGTGATCGCCTCTTCGGCCATGTCGTAAATTCGTCCATGTCCCAACATCGGCACTCCTTTCGTTCGCATGTCGCGCTGGTGCGCCGGGAAGCTGGCCAGCAGGTTGGCCTTGGCCGTCTCGCTCAAGTGCGGCGCGTCGTCCCAGCCCTTTTGCATGTACTTCTGCGCCGACGATGGCGTGTCCATGAACTGGATGACCAGGCCGGTGCGGCCGTTCTCGGGGGTGAACGTGAGGATCCCGCGGCCGCCGGCGCCCTGGTCGCCGGTCGCAGTTCGCACCAGCACCTGGGGGAAGATCTCGTCGTCCTTCGGCTCCTCGTCGATGTGGAACCAGTCAACGCTGTCGCCCATCAGCGCATGCTGGCCCTGCGAGTACGACCAGAACTGAATCGCCGCATCGCCGGCCTGCACGTCGCCGCCGCCGATTTGGCGGACGTATACCGTGCGCAGCGCATTCGGCGTGCCGGCCATCGACTCATAGCCCTTGATGTGCTCGGGTGGGATCAGGCCGCCAGCGAACTTGGTGCCATCCTTGCGGCCGACAATCGGCTCCTGCAGCAGATCGCGCGTTTTCTCGCCCGAGTAGCCCAGGCACCAGATCAACGGCGCGTGGTTGAAGTAGTGTCCTTCCCAGTCGTCCGGATAGTCACCCAAGGCGTGGATCGCGTCGATGTAGGTCCCGGTGTAGGTCTTGCCAATTCGGTTTGCTGCGATCAGGCAGACCTGCGAGAAGTCGGCCGTGTTGGCAACGAACTCGCGCTGCCAGGCGTAAAGCTGGCGGTACAGCTGGCGGTAGCGGTAGACCCGGGCGCGCCGCTCGCGCTCCTGCAGCATGGCCAGCAGCAGCTCGCGCTCGGCCCGGCTAACCGCCGTCATGGTTTACGGCCGCGGTCATCGCCGCGATCTTGGCGTCGAGCTCGACATCGGACAGCGCGCCGACCTGGTGCTGGACCGGGCCGCCGCCGTCACCGGTCAGCTGCATCTTGTTGCCGTACTTGCGCGGCTTCATGCGCTGGGCCTGTTCGACGCGCGCGTGGATGCGCAGCTTGGCCTTGCGGATCGAGTCGGCATCGACGCGGCAGTTGTCGGCAATCTCAACGATCTCGTCGACCAGGGTGTCGGCGCGCTCGTCGGTCGCGATCTCGTACAGCTTCTCGAACTCGGGGTGTTCGCGCAGCCAGCGGAAGACGGTGGCCTTGCTGGGCATGCCGTCGATGTTGCAGGCCGCGCGGATGGACTTGCCGTCAGCAATAGCCGCGCAGAACAAGGCGGCCAGCTCGGGAGTGTAGGTAGCCGCGGTGCGGGGCGGAGCGGCCTCAGCCGGCGCCGCCTTCTTGCGGGTTTTGGCTTTGGTGGTGTCGCTCATGGTGGTGGAATAAAAAAGCCCGGCACGTGGCCGGGCGAAGACCCCGTTCGACGAGGGCCAGGAGATAGGAAGGGTGGACAGCCCCGCGAGTGCCGCACACGGCGGACGAAGGGTGGGCGGGCGTCCACCACACGGAAAGCGACTTGGCAGATGCAATGCGTGTGGTGCCCAAAGCAAAAAGCCCCACGTCATCGCTGATCGCAGGGCTTCGAAAATCTGTCGTTCACGCCGCGGGCTCCCTTTGGGAACCGGCCGCGTCGTGATTGACGGAAACAAATTGTGGATTGGAATGTAACCTGAAAATTTCTTGCTGTCAACGATCTACAGATCGTGGTTGAGCGTCTCAAGTGATGTCACTCGTGACATCAAAACTTTGAGATCAGCCGCACTGATGTGATCCATGTATTGCTGCATGTAATTTATTACAGCAGGTATGTCCGAATCCTTCGGAACAAATATGTAGCGAATATCACTAGGTTGGAACTGAAGCATGCCTTGCTCTCTCGTGATCTCGTTCGCCGCTGCTAGAGCGTCTTGAGAGTCATAATCTTTGTGCTGAAGGAAGTCCGGGATGTTCTCTTTCTGAGGGACGTAGCGCCACTCAGACTCTTGATAAAAATCCTTCTCTACAGGTTGTCCCTGTACCATCATAATTCCTGACATCGGCTTTACAAACGAGAAGATGCTTCTGATCGTTTTAAAACCCTTAAGCCTTTTATCTTCGTTCAAAGAGTTTGCTAAGACTAAGCTGTAGCTAATTGCTTCTCTCAGCGGACTATCAGATGTGAGGTACGCAATTGGGTTTAATTGATTTTTTAGCGCCCAATCTCTCGAAAGTCCTATGCCAAATGAACCATAAAACCCGATATGTTCGAAAATTCGGCTAATGGGTATATCGCAGAAGCAGACCATCGGGTACGCCATGTGAAGCAATTTTTTCTCACCATACCACCCCATATCCTCAAGACAATATCGTGGCCAGAAGCCATTTGATAATACGAGCTTTAAGGTTTCGATGCTTCTTGTGAAGTGAAACAAAGTATTGGAACGCGGCGTCATTTTGGGATCGCTATGTAAAGTTGTTACCCTAACACAAAATTTTGATCCGGTAACTGTTGCCATAGTTTACCTAAGCCCCGGTTGTCGCGTGCTCGATCGCCAACTGAGCCGCTCGAAACAGTTTCACAAATTCCGTGGCGGGGTGACGAGGGATCGATAGCTTCCGGCACACAACCTCGGGCCTGGCCTGGTCGATGTAGCACCACCACAGCAGCAGCCGATCAAACGTGTTCAGCTTGCGCATCCCGACCTCGAGCAGCAGTGCATCGGCCTCGTCGATCTGGCGCCGTTCCTCGCTGGCGCCGGCGCTGCCTTCCTCGGCTTTGCGCAGGCGCTCGCAGATGGCGCCGGTCTGGCTCGCGGCTGCGGTTGGATAGCCGGCGGCCGTGGCCCAGCGTGCCCAGTTCTCCAAGCGAGAGCCGATCTCACGGCGCTCGCGGTCTGGTCGACTCGGTTCCGGTGGTGTCGGCCGCGCGCCAGCGTCCTGCTGGGCCAGACGCACTACCTCGACCATGTCATCGTGGCGCCGCGCCGGCGCACCAGGTGCACGCCAGGCGCGGGTGATGGTGGTGCGGCGTTCGGTCAATCCTCGGCCCTCCATGCGTCGTCCAGCTGCTGGCGGCCGTAGCACCAGCCTGCCGCCCAAGCAGCGCCCTTGTCCTTGGCTCCGGTCGGCGTGCAATGCGGGTTCGACCAGGCTTCCTTGCCGAGCAGCGCGGCAGCGGCGCCGTAACCGAACGCACTACCGCTCTCGAGGTGCGCATGTGCCAGGCTGCGCACGCGCAGGTCGACGGCTTCAATGCGCGCGGTCTCGCGGGCCCAGCTGCGCGCTGCCAGCCACAGGACCAGGGCGGCCAGCCCAAGCAGCCCACCGCCGATGATGAAGTTCATGGCATGGTCGCTCACGCTGCAGCTCCCAGCAGATCCGCCTGCAGCTGCACCACCGGGATGGCCGTGATCGTCACCACGACGCGCGCCTGGCCGTCCGGCTCCATGCGTTCACTGGTCAGCTTGCGCACCCACTTGTCGTCGTCGATCGCTACGTCCTTGAGCGCGTCGAGCAGCACCTTGTTCGCGTTGTCCAGGTCTAGGCACTGCACGCCGTCGTCCCAGGCGGCGCCGAGCTTGCGCTGGCGGGTCTTCCAGTCGAGCGGACGGTGTGGGAACAGCTGAACGTCGATGCGTACGCGGCCGGCCAGCGGGTGGCGCACGCCGGCAGCACGGCAGATTGCCTCGACAGTCGACTTGTACGCCTTCGCCTCGGGTGTGACGTAGGTCATGGCCATGGCTTTGCGTGCTCCCTTGCCGGGGATCGTGCGCGTGGCCCAGTAGCGGTTCGCGCTGATCGGGTAGGGCAGGGTGAGGGTGATCATCGTTCAGGTTCTCCGTGTCGTTGTTGTAGCCCGGCGCGCGGCCGGGCGGGGTGGCGGTGCGGTTACTCGACGATCAGCCAGTCTTCGGCCAGCGCATCGCTGCAGCTTGGCGCCCAGGTGCTGACCGTGTCGTCGACGTTCTTCACGGCCAGGTAGGCGCTGTACGGAACCAGGCCGTCGTCACCGAAGAACGACTTCGCCGCCGCGGTGCGCGCTGGGTAGCTGGCTGCCGGCACCAGGTACACGAACAGGCCCTTGCCGTTCCAGCCGGCGCGCGACACCTTGGCGCCACCCTTGAGCGCGACCAAGGCGGCGCCGAAGGTCAGGCCGGTGAAGCCGCTGCCCACTTGCGAAGGCTCAGCTGCTTCGTTGGAAGGTGCAGCCGCACGGCGTACAGCTTCGTCGCTGGTCTTCGGCTCGGCGTCGAACACCGCGCGTCGATGCAGGTGGTCGCGTAGCTGGTAGCCCATCAGTGGCCAGATCTTGTCGATCGCGTTCTTGCGTGCGATCTGGCGGCCGATGTCGGCGTCGAAGTTCTCCGGGCTGGCGCAGGCCGATTCACCGGTCACCGTGTAGCCGTTGCGCAGCGTAATGACGCAGAACGTCAGCAGTTCGAGGGCTGGGTTTGCGAGCACGGCTGTCACATCGACTGCCTCGGATGCCACGAAGAAGACTTCATGGGCGATGTTCGCCTCGACGTCGGCCGGCGTGATGCGTGGTGCCGTCAGGCCTTTTGCTTGGATCTGGCGTTCGATGGTCTCGTCGGTCATGTTGCTTTTCTCCTAAGGTGTTGCGGTTGTGCGCTCTCGCGCGCGAAATGGTCTCGGTGCTCAGGCCTTGGCTGTTACCTTGCGATTCCTGGGAAACTGATCCCGGCTGATCGCCCGCTCGGCCTGCTTGGTCGCCCATGTGTCTCGTTCGTTGAAGAGCACGCAGGGGCGCTCAACGTTGTTCGGCAACACGGGCTTTTCCCAGCCGCTGCAGTTGCCTAGCTGCTCTTCGCCTTTCACCCCCGATGGCGTGAAGCGGTTGCACTGACTGCAGGGCTGGTGGTCGGTCATGCGGCTTGATTCCTTCGGCGTGCAGCATCGAACGCGTCGACCCGGGCTTGCCACTCGTCGTAGCTTTCGTCTGTGCCCTTCGGCTCGTTGCCTTGGGGCTTGCGGATCGACACCGGCTGCGATGGAGTCGTTCCTCGAGCGATAGTCACCGGCGCTGTAGCGTTCTGCTCGTCGAGTACGGTAGCGATCGTCTTGGCGAGGTACTTGGGCACGATCTCCTCCCCCGCCTTTGCCTTACGCGCCTTGGCGATCGCGACATTGAGCACCTCGTCGGTGATCTGCGGGTCTTGCGACCAGGTCAGCACGTACGGGTTTGCCGAGGTCGTCACGATGTCGTGGGCGAGCAGCAGAGCCACGACCCGGTGGTTGCGATCAAAACCAGCGCCGGGTGCAGCAGTCGATTGTTTCGACGGATCGTCGTCTCGCGGTGCTGGTGGGTGAGATGACGATGATTTGTCTTTAGTAGTTAACTGTCCCTGTCCCTCTCCCTGTCCCTTGGAGTGGTTTTCACCAGTGACATTGAGCGGTTGTCCCGGTGACACTCGCGGTTTGTCGCTAGGGACAAATAACGGCTGTCCCACGGGACAACCAGCTTCGCGCCATACTTCGAAATCGGGAAACTGGATGCTTGTCCCGTGTCGCTCGTTGTGTTTCTTGATGCGCGCGCATTCGGTCTTGAGCCGCTGTCGCAGTTTCGCAATCCAGGCCTCGCTGGCCTTCTCGGCGACGACAGGGTGGTATAGGCGGCCGTTGGCACACTTCACCCAGCCTCGGAGTGCGCCGGCGCGCACCTTCATCCATTCCTTCACGACGCGGCCATACCCGGCGTACTGGGCCAGAATCTTGTCGTCATCAGGAAGGCTAGCGGCGGGTACCTGGTGCCAGGATGCGCACCACAGCAGCACGGCGCAGCGGAACTCGTCGGCCTCGGCGGTCACGGCAAGGTCGCTGTCGCGCAGGCGCACGACATCGAGCGGCATGAAGGCAAAGTCGCGCAGGTCGCAGTCGATTGGGGTAAGTGGCGCTGGCACGGCGCCATTTGAGTTAGCCGGCGTCGTCATGGCGGCAACACCTGCCCCTGCTGCTGGGCTTTACGCAGCTTCTCAGCCGTTTCCGCCAGGTCGTTGATGCTCTTGTTGAGGCGGCCATACTCACGCGACTCGTCGCCCGTGCGGCGCGCGCGCTTAAAAACCCGGTTTCGGATGACGACGTTGTCGGTCATCGCGAGCAGCTTCGAGGCGTCTGGCGCCCGTGCTGGTGTGTCCATCGCTTCAATTCCTTTCAGGCGCCGGCGTCGAGCTGGGCCTTTGCTTCGTTGGTTCTTCGTGGCGCAAGCGGAACCCATTAAAGGTGCCTCCGACCGGTGGTGACGCCGCGTGCGCGGCCAGCTGCTCGGCCAGGACCCGGACAACCTCGGGATTCCAACGCGCGCGGTTGGGCCGTACCATGCGTGCGCACTGCGCTGTTGATGAGGCTGCGATTCAGCGCGCTTTTCGACAGGCCGAGCAGCTTGCTCAGCTGGGTGAAGCCGGTCATTTCTGCTGGGTTCAGCAGCGTCTCCAGGCATTCGGTGCGGGTGTTCGGGTTGAGGCTCACAGTGTTCTCCTTGGTGGTGCGGGTTGCGGTAGGGGTGGGTGCTTCGGGTGGGCAAGAGCCAATGGGCAAGTGCAGGGGCGCAAAAAAACCGCAGGGTTACTGCGGCTGGGGTGCTGCGTCAGGTTGGTTGCATCTCTGTTTATGAAGCTCGAAAAGGCGACTTCCGATCACCATTGACGGTCGAGCACCGCGCTTGCCGTGACGGAAGGCATTGATGGTGGGCTGGCTGCAGGGAACCAGGTCAGCAAGCTGCTGCTCGGTCAGGCCAGTACTCAAAAGTTCGGATGTGATTTTTTGGAAGTCCATATCGGCACATTATCACGTTCGTGTTTGTATAGTCAACACCATTGTGATTAAGATGTGTATTACATTTGTGATATGAAAACATTGGCTGAAAGAATGGTCTGGGCGCGCGAGCGCAAGCAACTCACGCAGGGTGGATTGGCAAAATTGGCCGGGGTTTCACAGGGCACGATTGGTAACTTGGAGTCGGGGACGCGGCAGACGGCCCGCAAAATTGTTGAGATCGCGGCCGCGTTGGACGTCGATGTCGCATGGCTTGCTGGTGGCAAAGGAGAGGCGTTCGACGAGAACGTATCGCTGGTGCGGCTGGCCTCGCGGCCGATCCCGGTCATCTCGTCGGTTCAGGCTGGCGCGCTGCGGGATATGGAGAATCCGTACGAGCCGGGTGACGGTTATGCGATCGAGTACACGGAGGATCCAAAGCTGTCGCGCTGGGCGTTTTGCTTGGATGTGGAAGGCCAGTCGATGGCGCCACGCTTCCAACCTGGCGACCGCCTTTTTGTTGACCCGGATCGCTCACCAAGCCCAGGTAATTTCGTGGTTGCACGTAATGGCGGTAATCAGGCGACGTTCAAAAAATATCGGCCGCGCGGCATAGACGCAAACGGCAACGAGATATTCGAGCTTGTGCCGCTTAATGACGATTTCCCGACGCTGCGAAGCGATCAGGAAAAGCTGGTGGTTATTGGAGTGGTGACCGAGGTTAAGCAGCGGCTTGTATAGGGGTGAATGATGAGCTACCAGAATTTCGCAATTGCCTGTTTATTTTTGCTGAGCTGGCTATTGGTTACCAAGGCGTGGTTCTGGTGCGCGCTCGCTGCGATTCTCGGTATTGCAGCACTATTCTCCATGCTCAAAAGTATCATCCATTTTCAGATTCTCGCGGCGGCCGGCTTCCTATTCCTTTGGGCGCTGCTCTGGCTGGCAAGTGGAATAATTTACGAATCAAAAATCAGGAGAGTTGCTTGATTGAAGCCCTGCTAGTAGTTATATGCTTGCTGCTTTTAAAGATTACCTACCAGTTAATTGATATTGCCAGGGCTGCGCGACACTTCCAAAACGGCCACGCTTACTCAGTGAATCTTGAAACTGAATTCAGGAAATCCGTAGTAGCTGACATCAGCGCTATAAAGCGAATTTTAGACAAGTAAAAATAATCCGCGTCGTAGCGGGGGTAAGAATCCGGGGTGATGCCTGGACTGCGAGACCATCATCTCGCTTAAGGTGAGGGAAGTGAATCATCCGGGCTAGCGACCTAGCACGGACAAGTGAAACTTCATCAGCCGAACCCGCTCATCTGCGAGAGGCAGAGGCGGGTGCCAACGCTGCTGCAGCAGTACGGGCTAGCGCCCGGCAAGGCGCGATACAAATGCCGACCTAATCAGCCGGCGTGCACGCCAGCGCTAAATAGGGCACATGCCATGTTTAAGCTGACGACCAAAGCAGTGAAGGTGGAAATCAATCTGTGGTCACTTGCAGCACTACTGCAAGTTGCCCTCAGCTGGATCTTCTCCTAGCGGGAAGCGGGCCCGTTACAGCCGGCCCGCCAGCGCTGATCGAACTCTACACCCCATCATCTCGGTTTACAACAGCCTGCCACGCGCGGGCTTTTTTACGACCGACGATCCAACCAAGTAGAGCACAAAAAAATTTCGCAGAAAAATCACAAATGTGTTTGACATGATTAAACACGTACGTGATAATCACTCCATCGCAACCAAGCTCAGCACTCGCCGAGCAGCCGACTGGAGACGCCCATGTTCCGTACCACCTCGACCGAAGAGCATCGCGATCAAGCGCTGATCGAACTCACCCGCCAGAAGTCGGCCGGCCTGACCGATGCCCTGCGCGCTGGCCAGCCACAAGCCACGAAGTTGGTTGTTGACCTGCTCGGCGATTACCTGGCCGACGACAACGCGCTGATGCAGCTGGTGCGCGAGACGCTCGCCGGCACGAATGCCCTGCAGGGCGTCATCACCGATCTGATTTGGACCGAAGCCGAAGCGATGGCGCAGCGCGAGCTCGCCGCCATCAAACGCGAGCACCGCGAAGTTTCCATCACCGACCGCATCCATCGTTACCTCGACACCGTGGCGGTCGCGTGATCTGCGCCCACTGCGAAGACACCGGCAGCCTGTCGAAGAGCCTGCTTGGTCACCTCGACTGCACCAGGTGCGAAGCGGCCGGCGAGCGCGCCGTGCTCGAGCACTGGGTGCGCACCGAGCAGCTGCTCTGTCCGCCGACCGACGCCTGGCGCATCTACCGGCACGGTAAGGCGGAGGGCGCAGCGGCGAAGTAGCGCGCCTCCGGGCGCACGCGGGGAAGCATGGGGCAACACAGTTCCGCGATAAGGCAAAGCCATGCAGCAGCACGCCAGCCTGAGGCGCACAGGTCGATGCCGGACATCGTGAAAGCCGGACCAAATACCGAAGCCGGCCGCGCCGGCGCCAACAAGGAGAGCAGGATGCAGCATACGAAAACGCCGTGGCGCGTGGGCGCGCCGACCCAGATGGGTTCGGTAGTGGCCGACGAGCCGGTTCCCGAAATCGGTGGCAGTGATGCCACCTTCTATTACGGCGGCCACATGATCGCTGAGTCGATCGCGCCGCGCAACGCCGAGTTCATCGTCCGCGCCTGCAATGCGCACGACCAGCTGGTGGCAGCAGCACGCCAGGCTCTGCTCGAGTGCTGTGACCTGATGGCGACGCCGGCCGGCGACGCGCTGGAAGCAGCGATTAAAAAGGCTGCCGGGAGCGCCGCATGATCGCCGCCATCCGCATCACCCGCGGCCCGTTCCGCGTCGTGCGCCGCCTGGCGCGCAAGGTCGTGAAGCCGATCGCCCTGTTCCTGGCCACCCGCGAACTGCGCCTTTCCGAAGAGCGCGCCGACTACCTGCTGAGCCTGCGCACCAGCATTGCGCCGGTCGAGAAGCGCGAACGCGAGCGCACCGTGCACCTGGTCGGGCGCCGCAACCAGATCCGCAGCTGGTAACCAAACCACCACCGCTTCGCTTTCAACCATAGAGGTATCACCACATGAATCAAGTCGTCACCAGCCCGGCCAAGAGCCTGAGCACCTTCCTAGATAAGTACAAGGGCCAGATCGCCAACGCGCTGCCGAAGCACATCAGCCCTGATCGCATGGTCCGCCTGACCATGACCGCGTTCAGCCAGAACGCCGCCCTGCAGAAGTGTGACCTGCACAGCATCTTCGGCTCGGTCGTCGTCGCCTCGCAGCTGGGCCTGGAGATCGGCGTCGGTGGCCAAGGTTACCTGGTGCCGTACGGCGGCAAGGCCACTTTCGTCCCGGGTTGGCAGGGTCTGGTCGACCTGGTATCGCGCGCCGGCCGCGCCACGGTCTGGACCGGCGCCGTCGCTCGTGGCGACGACTTCGACTGGGCGCTTGGTGATGCCCCGTATGTGAAGCACCGCCCGGGCGCCGGCGCCGACAACTGGCAGGACATCACGCATGTCTACGCGATCGGCCGCGTCAACGGTAGCCAGTTCCCGGTCATCGAGGTCTGGACGATGGACCGTGTCGTGAAGCACCTGAACAAGTTCAACAAGGTTGGCGCGCGCCACTACGCCCTGGAGAAGAACGGCCAGAACATGGAAATGTACGCCCGCAAGGTGGTGCTGCTGCAGGTGCTCAAGTACATGCCGAAGTCGATCGAGGTGCAGCGCGCCGTCGACGTGGCCACCGCGGTGGACTCGAACAAGAACTTCACGATCGAAAGCGACATGGTGGTGATCGACGAGCACAACGACGACCAGGGCGGCGTCGACCAGGAGACTGGCGAAGTGCGCGGCGCCAGCACCGCCAGCACAAATTCGACCAGCAGCAGTGAAGGGCGCGGCGGCGATCTGCCGATGTGCACGCCGGAGAAGTTCGACAAGAACAAAGCTGCCTGGCGCGCCGAAATCATCGACGGCAAGAAGACGGTCGCCCAGCTGGTCGCGATGATCCAGACCCGTCAGCTGCTCACCGAAGACCAGAAGATGACGATCGACAGCTGGGCCCACGAAAACGACTGATCCCCGGCATTCCCGCGCAAGCGGGAACCACCCCCCCACCACCACACGGAGAACAAGATGATGCAAATCCACGACCTCGTCCAAGGCAGCGCCGACTGGGGCATGTTCCGCCTCGAGCACTTCGGCGCCAGTGAAGCGGCCGCCATGCTGGGAATCTCTTCGCGCGTGAAGCGCACCGAGCTGCTGCACATGAAGCACACCGGTACGGCACAGGAATTCTCGAACTGGGTGCAGGAAAACATCCTCGACCACGGTCACCTGGTCGAAGCCGCGGCGCGCCCCCTGGTCGAGGATTTGATTGATGACGATCTCTACCCGGTCACCTGTTCTGACGGCCTGCTGTCGGCATCGTGCGACGGCCTGACGATGGGCGGCGATGTCGCCTTCGAGCACAAGCAATGGAACCAGGCGCTGGCCGACGCGGTCGCCGCCGGCGAGCTGCCGGACGAATACATGCCGCAGTGCCAGCAGATCATGATGGTAACGAAGGCCAAGAAGGTGGTGTTCGTCTGCAGCGACGGCACGGCCGATAACTTCGTGCACCTGGACGTGTTTCCGGATCCGGACTGGCAGGAGCGCATCCGCGCCGGCTGGGCCCAATTCGCCGCCGACCTGGCCAACTACGTGCCAAAAGAAGTCGCGACGAAGCCGGAAGCCGAGCCAATCATGCAGCTGCCGGCGCTGACCATCCATATCGAAGGCAAGGTGGCGCGCAGCAACCTGCCGGCGTTCCAGGCCAAGGCCGAGCGCTTCATCGCCAGCATCAAGACCGACTTGCTGACGGATCAGGATTTCGCTGACGCGGAAGCGACCGTCAAATTCTGCGAACAGGCCGAGTGTGACCTGGAGCAGGCCAAGCGCGCCGCGCTCGAGCAGACCGCCGATATCGCGGACCTGATGCGCACGATCGACCATATCAGCGAGCAGCTGCGCGCCAAGCGCCTGGTGCTAACGCGCACCGTGAAGGACAAGAAGGAACTGATCAAGGCCGGCATCTTGGCCCAGGTGAAGCTTGCATTCCAGGAACACGTCGCCGCGCTCGAGGAGGAAATCTCGCCGCTGCGCCTGGTGTTCCAGGCCCGTGACTTCGCCGGCGCCATGAAGAACAAGCGCACCCTGGCCACGCTGCAGGATGCGGTCGACACCGAGCTGGCCAACGCGAAGATTGCCGTCGACGCGATCGCCGCCGGCGTGCGCGGCCGCCTGGCCTGGTACCGCGAGCACGCGGCCGGCCACGAGTTCCTGTTCGCCGACCTGCAGGCCATGATCCAGAAGCCAGACGAAGACTTCCGCCTGGCCGTGAACACGCGTATCGAGAACCACAAGCGGCAGGAGGCCGAGAAGGCCGAGCGCCTGCGCCAGGAGCAGGAAGCGGCGCGCCAGCGCGCGGAAGCTGCCGAGCAAGCCGCGGCCACCGCGATCGCCAGCGCTGCGACCCCGACGGCACAGGACGTCGTGCCGGCAGCGCCTGCACAGGTCACGCCAATCGCTACCGCACGCCCAGTCACCGTCACTACCGCACCGCCAGCCCTGCGCCTGGGGCAGATCGGCGAGCGCCTGGGCTTCCCGCTCACCGCCGACTTCCTGAGCACGATCGGCTTCGCCGCTGCTGGCCGCGAACGCTCGGCCGTGCTGTACCACGAAGACGATTTCCCGGCGATCTGCACTGCGCTGATCGACCACATCAAAGAAGTACGCAGTGCCCGCGCTGCGGCGTAACCAGCACCACCACCCACAACCACAGGAGAAGCACATGAACACCGCCGAAATCAGCATCACCATGACCCCGATCGAATCGTCGCAGCTGGCGGCGATCGGCCATGACGCCAACAACAGCACCCTGGCCATCCAGTTCAAGCGCGGCGAAGGCGTGGGCAACACGTACTACTACCAGAACGTCAGCGCCGAGCAGTTCCAGCAGTTCCAGGGCGCTGAGTCGATCGGGTCGCACTTCTACAAGAACATCAAGCCGTTCGCCGAGAAGTTCCCGTTTAAGAAGATCGACTAACGATGACCGGCCAGACGCCATGCCGCTGGACCGCGTTGCGCTGCCGTGAGCGCGAGTTCCAGCAGTTCCTCGGCGTCGACAGCGTCGATGCGGCGGCGGCCAAGGTGCGGGAGGTGTGCGAGATCGCATCACGCGCTGACTTGGACCGGGATCCGGCCGCGGCCGCGCGCTGGAACGAGCGGATCCGCCGGCGCTACCAGCAGTACTTGCAGCACCCAAAAAATCAAACCACCCAGGAGAAGTGACCCATGAAAGCTACCAGTAAAAAAGACGCACCAGCAGCCGACAACGGCGCCCTCAAGCGGGACAAGAACGGCTACGGCACGCTGCCGGCCTTCGCTGACTTCGTGCTGCCCAGCGAGGACCTGGCACCCGGCGCCGTGATTGACGGCAGCGAGATCGCTGTGGTGCGCCTGGTCGACGACACGAACGCGAAAGAGATCGGCGCCGCCTGGGTCGGTGGCAACGACGATGTCAGCGGCTGGCATCCAACGCCGCCGGCTGGCGACAAGTGGCGCCTGGTCGTGGTGGCCGAGCACGACGAAGGCCCGTTCGCGGTGTTTGCTCGCCCGGGCGTGCACGGTGTCGTGGACGGCAAGGCCTATGCACAGGAATTCTTGCTGGGCGCGATGATCAAGGCCGCGACCAAGCACATGAAAACCCTGTCGAAGCCATGGCTCGACCTGAAAGAAGCAGAACAAAAGCGCGTGCTGGCCACCGTGCAGCAGGACTGCCGCGCCGCGGTGCGCGACGCGATCGACATCATCGCCAGCAACGCGCGCGTGACGTTCCCGGCCGCCGTCGACCAGGTCGTGTTCAAGGACGGCGTGAAGTGCGTGCTGACGCTTGCCAAGGGCGACTGGGCGCACAACCTGGCCGACGCCGAGGGAGGATTCGTGACCATCGTGATCGAGGAACGCTCGAAGCTGCTGGACGAAGGCGACTCGCTGACGGTTGAAAAGGATCAGAAATCCCTGCTCGAGGAGGCGGCGTAGCCATGTCGATCTGGACGAACATCGCGGCCGCGCTGCCGGATGCCGACACCCTAGTGCTGCTCACACTCAACGATGACGACGTGTGGCCAGGCTTCCTCGACGGCGACACCTGGCGCAATGTCGATGCGACGCCGATCACCGGCGAGCGCGTGACGCACTGGATGCCACTGCCGGCGCCGGCCGGAGCTGCAGCATGAAACTGCAGATCAAGGATTCCGGCGCCTGGCGCAACGTGCTGTCGTTCGATGCAGGACGTGCGGCCGAAGTGGAACAGGCCGCTGCCGCGCTGCTGCGCGCCGCCGGCGGACTCGGGACATCAATGCGCACTGTCGACGGCGACCTGGTGCATGCGTATTGCGAGCAGCCAGCTTGCGAGTGGAGGGCGCGGTGAGCCAGCAGCTGAGACTGTTCGATGCGCCGCGGGCGCCAGCAGTGCGGCCAGTGCGGCCGTCCGAGCTGCCCGTTGCGAAGACCGGCGGCCGGCCGGAAGTCCGCTACCGCCACCCCGATGACCCTGGGTTGGCCTGGACCGGCCGGGGCAAGCCGCCGCGGTGGATCACTGATTGGGTCCAGGGCGGCAAGCCGCTCGAGGCGCTGCAGGTGCCAGGGGCGCGGTCATGACGGCATCGAAAGGGCGAAATCAGTCGAAAGCCGACTGGACCGAGGAACGGCTGGACTCGCTGCGCAGCTTCTACCCGCGCTTCAAGACGGAAGACGTCGCCGCTATCCTGGGCCTGCGGACCGAACAGGTCTACGCCAAGGCAAACCAGCTGGGCCTGGCCAAGTCGGCCGAGTACTTGGCCAGCCCGGCGGCCTGTCGGCTGCGTCGTGGGGACAACGTCGGCGCTGAGTATCGCTTTCAAAAAGGGCACAAGTCCTGGAACAAGGGCACGAAGGGGCTCGCCGGCGTGCAGGAAGCCTGCCGCGCCACGCAGTTCAAGCCCGGGCAGTCGCCGGCGAACACGCTTCCGATCGGCAGCACGAAGTTCGACAAAAGCGGCGTTCTGCTGCAGAAGGTGACGAACGACCCAGGCAACAACAGCAAGCGCTGGCGCGCCGTGCACGAGCTAGTGTGGGTGGCGGCGAACGGGCCAGTACCGGCCAAGCACATCGTCGTGTTCAAGCCCGGCATGCGCACCAACGTGCTCGAGGAGATCACGATTGACAAGGTGGAGTGCATCAGCCTGGCTGAGAACATGAAGCGAAACACGCGGCACAACCTGCCGCCCGAACTAAATGAGGTGATCCAGCTGCGGGCTGTGCTCACCAGGCAGATCAACAAGAGGATGAAAAATCATGAGCAAGAAGAACATTGATGACCTGCGCGAACTGCTGTTCGAGACGATCGAAGGCGTCAAGAGCGGCAAGCTCGACATCGACCGCGCGAAGGTGATCGGCGACCTATCCCAGGTGATGGTGAACACGGCCGCGGTCGAAGTGAAATATGCGCAGGCGACTGGGCAGAAGGGTAGCAGCTTCCTCGAGAAGACCGAGCAGCTGCCGCCGGGGATTACGGGTGTACGTCAGCATCGGATGGTTGGCTAATGGCCGCCGCTCAAGCCTCAAAGGAGCGTCCGATCCTGTTCGCCGGCGCCATGGTGCGCGCGCTGCTCGACGGCAGCAAAACGCAGACGCGGCGCGCGCTGCACAACCAGGTCACGGCGCCAGCGATCATGCAGATGGCTGGCCCGGACTACGCGGAGATCATCAACGAGCACGGGGTGGACATTCCGGGCTGGACCTGCCCCTACGGCCAGCCAGGCGACCGCCTGTGGGTGCGCGAGACGTTCCTGGACACGCAGGGCACCGGCGCCGAGTATCGCGACGAGCAAGGGCGCCGCCAGCGCTTCGCCTATGCCGCCGATACGGCACCGGGCAGTTACGGCGACGAAGCGCGCAAGGATTACGGTCTCAAGTGGAAGCCGAGCATCCACATGCCGCGCGCTGCCAGCCGCATCCTGTTGGAGATCGTGTCGGTGCGCGTCGAACGGCTGCAGGACATTAGCGAGGCTGATGCGTTTGCAGAGGGTATTGAGCCGGTTGTTGTCCCGACCTGCTGCGGCGAGCCGCACCGCGAAGATCATGGCGTGCTCGGAATTGAAACCCATTGCTGCGGGGAGCCGATCGAGGATGAGAAGGCGGCGCCCGCGTACCGCAAGTTGTGGGAGCAGATTAACGGCGCCGGAAGCTGGGACGCCAACCCCTGGGTGTGGGTGGTCGAGTTCAACCGGGTGGCGCCATGATCGCGCGCGGCCCCGACCGCCGCTGGCGCAACCAGGTCGGCGCCGGCCTGCTGATGCCTGAGCGCCGGGACGGCTTCGACCGCCGCGCGCTGGTGTTGCCGAGCACGCGCGGGATGATTCGACCAGGTGTTGGTGAGGCGCGGCCGCTGCGCGAGCGCCGGCAGTACCTGGATGCGGGAATGGAATAGGAACGACGATGGAAGACCTCATATTATCGAGCGACGAGATCTACGCGATCACGCATTACAAGCTCCCGAAGAAGCAACTGGCGGCGCTGCAGGCGCTGGGCATCCCCGCGCAGCTGCGCAGGATCGACAACACGGTTTGCGTGCTTCGGGCCTACGTGAAGAACCCAGGAAGCACGCAGCCGCCGGCCGCACCGGCCGGACCGAAAAGGAAATCAGCAAGGCAATGA